AAACATAACTGTAGATCAGGGCGCCAACTTTGCTTATAATGTGTATCTCGTCGATACAGATGGGAATCCGTTTGATCTCACAGGATATACTGCTAATTCTCAGATAAGAAAGACATATACGTCTACGACTTTCAATACGATAAGCACCACGGTGAATGCAACTGCAGGATCGATCACGCTAACGATGAATTCTGTGATCACAGCAAACCTATCATCAACGAGATATGTCTATGATCTGGAACTGTATTCTAGCAATGTGACATCCAGGATAGTAGAAGGTTTTGTCACAGTGAACCCAGGAGTTACTCGCTGATGCGTGACTCCCGGATAACTGTATCAACATTCAATAACATACTGGTGACGACTGGCAGATATGCGCCGCTCCAGACCACGATCATCGTCAAATCAATCAATCAGACGATAGAACCCATATCAGTCCTAAAGCAGGAAGCCACTGATATGCTGGGTACGCTTCCTGTTGTTCCTAGAGATGCGCCAGTAGTCCCTGTCTACTGAACTCGGAACGTATAAGATCCTGTATGATCGCACAGTATCGTGGTATCTGCGTATATCCTGAATCCTTTTTCCTTTGCCTTCTTGGCAAAATACAGATCCTCAGAAAACGTGTTGTTGTGATCGACAGCTGACTTGTAGACAAACTGCGGATATCCGATATCTGCCATCACTTGTTTCTTGACAAGCACACAGCCGAATCCGCAAGCACCTATTTGAACCAGTCCCCGATCCCGGATCTTTTCCCATTCTATATGAGAATATCCATCCCTATCATTCTCTTCAAATATCTCCAGGATCTGTCTGTCAGGATTACGCTGCCTGTAGATCCCAGATACCACATCCTTGTCATGTGACAGCAATCTCTCCAGCGTATCTGATGGGAATGATACGTCATAGTCGACTGCAAACAGATAGTCGAATCCTTTGACGACCCAATCAGCAATCAGGTTGCGTACCTGATCTACATTATATCCGTAGAAATGCTGATATGTCGTCTCATATCCTTCGGGTATTTTGAGATCATAGATCGATTTAAAAGTGTTTGCTTCGATGTTCTTTGCTGTAGGAATCGCGATTAATATCTTTTTTTTCATGATGTTGTTTACAACCATTTCTTTTGTTTGGACTATCTCTACATCCATGGGGCGTAGTGTGGAATCTACTTCTATCTTGTTTATTTGGATCTTTGCATCGCCAGCAATTTTACTAGCATTTTTGTTTTGGAGATCGCCATGGACTTTATAATCGTTCAGGGGGTTCTTGTCATTATATAGCATGACGATATCCTGCACGACTTTGATCTTATCAGGATCTGCCTGCTCGATGATATTATAGAATGTGGCATTATCACCGCCTGCTTTGAACCATTCTCCGTTCTCATCTTTAAATACAGAATCATTAATATCGTTCAATAGCTCTCTACGGAATGTCCTGAGATGCGGATAGGGCATTCCCCAATTGAACTTATAATTACGATAATCCTTGGCGTCTCTGATCGCCCTGGGATACGGTTGAGCAATCAACGGGATGCTATCCGCTTCTGACCAGCAGCTCCCATATGAATAATCTGTCTTACCATCAGCATAGAGATTATTGTAGAAATTAAATATATTATTATCGTTAATTAATGCGTCATCTCCATCGAGTAGCATCACGATAGTGTCCGGACCAAACACATTTTTAATTGTGTTTACCTGATTATACACAGCACCTTTATTTTCAGTATTAGTAATGACGGTGATCCTGGATCTGATATTCTCCGGCAATGTCTTTAGCTTATGATTGATTGCGAACTTGGCGCCGTCAGTGCTGGCATCATTGATCAGATACATCGTCCAGTTGGTATAGTTCTGTGTAGCAACAGAATCGATACACCTCAGGATGTACTGTTCAGCATTATAGAACGGTGTGATGACAGCGATGTGCTGTTCTGTGTTCTGCGTAAACGTGTTCCATTCTTCGTTGTTGCTGAACCTACGACCGAATACTTTATGGATCCTGTCATTGATATATGATACCTTACGATATTCATCCGCAGGAAGGTAATGATTCAATTCTTTGAAGAAATGCTGTTTCCATTGCAGGGCAACCGTATCCCACGTGGAGACATCCTTGATTATGTTGCAGTAATATTGTTTCTGCTGATGCAGATACGGATTGTTGTAGGCATTGAGGACCAATCCAGCAAAACGCTCACACTGTTCGTCGATGTTGATGTCTCTGAACAAGCTATTGGGTTCGATAGCATAATCGATGAAATAAGAAGCATTACCTATAGCAGTCTCTTCTAATGCACCGAACCTAGTGGCCACTAGCGGGGTGTTGTATGCTAGTGATTCTAATGTAGAGATGCCGAATGTCTCGGGAAATGCTCCTGGATAAAGGAACATGGATGATTGGCTCAGTATCTCAGCGATCTCTTTCTGTGATATGATGCCCGTGAACTCGATTCCAAGTGCTTTGTATTTCTCATCTTTGATCAGTTTCTGATGCGTCTCACCCTGAGCATCCAGGGGTCCGTCAGAACGGAACCTGTAATACCCGCCGATGACTTTCAGTCGTGCTTGAGGGATGTGTCTCTTGATCTTTGGCCAGATCCTATCGATTAGAGGCAGCATGCCTTTCGTGACAGAAGCATTGAATACGAATAAGTTGCGATCTTTCTTTGAGATATCTACTTCATCAAAGTATCTGACGAGGCCATTCCTTGTCTGGAATATCTTGTTCTTGAGGACCTCGAAGTTGCGTCTCTTGCCATGATCACAGTTCGAGACATAAGAGGTATGAAAATCTGATAATGTAAAGATCTTATCGATATGTCCGTTGACAGCAAGGTCTTCTAGATTGATATCTCCATTACAGAAAGTATCATGCATCCAGAGAACTTTGTGTTTTGCTTTGTTACGCATGTTCTGAAACAAGGCACAGGGATACGCAGTCGCTCTGTTGAATGCTTCATAATAATGGTTTGGGACGAAAGGAACCACGGTTCTCGATGAAATAACAATGTCAAATACGTCATTATTAGTAATGCTACCGACTGGTCTGTAAGTTACATCATCATAAATACCCGGACTACTATCATCATCTTGACAAGCATTGAAAACAGTTACAGGAAATCCTAATTTGGCCAGTTCTTTAGAGATAAGAATGACAGCAGATTCGGATCCCCCCAAACCTCGCTTGGATAGCGTATCGCCATCATATACGAGTCCGATCAGATCTAAGATAGCGATGGATGGGTATTTCATAACAACCTCACGTAAAACATAAATATGTAGGAATTAATATTATTTATATAGGCATTAAATGGCTCTGATCTTCAATAGTCAAAAGAACACCGGAAATGGTTCAAACACTAATTATACATTAACCCAGACGGTAACACAAGCTAATAATATATTAGTTTCTGTTAATGGGCTTCTGCAAGTTCCTGGTGTTGATTATACGATTAGCGGAACTGAGATCGTCTTTGCATCTGCGCCATTAAATAATTTTGACATAGAAGTTCGGTATATAGTATCTGACGGATACGATGGATCCGTAGGATTCACTGGTTCTGTGGGATTCACTGGTTCTGTGGGATTCCAGGGTTCGGTAGGATTTCTAGGATCAGTGGGTTTCTTTGGTTCCTCAGGATATCAAGGATCAAAAGGTGATCCGGGTGGTAACACAGGATTCACAGGTTCTGCTGGTTCATTAGGTTATACAGGTTCTATAGGATTTTCGGGTTCATCCGGCGGTGTAGGTAAACCTTCAAGGATATCTATCTATACTGCAAATGGCAGCAATACTCAATTTACATTAGCTGAGACAGTAGCAAACACAAACCATATCCTGGTGTTTGTCAATGGGCTAGTCGAAACACCTGATGCTGATTATACTGTAAACAATACTATTATAACATTCTCTGCCGCACCTGTCAATACCTCAATCATAGAAATCAGATATTTTGATGCCATACAAGGATCTACTGGGTTCCAGGGTTCTATCGGCAGTGCAGGATATCAGGGATCTGTGGGTTTCTTTGGCTCTGTGGGATATCAGGGATCAGTGGGTTTCTTTGGTTCTGTCGGATATCAAGGATCAAAAGGTGATCCTGGTGGAGCCACAGGCTATACGGGTTCATTGGGTTATACAGGATCTCAGGGTGCTGGATTTGCCGGATCGATGGGTGAAGTCGGACGCCCATATAAGTTTTCAAGATACACAGGAAACGGAAGCAATACACAATTTACGCTGTCTGATTCTACTTCTAATGCCGCACATATCATGGTATTTGTTAATGGTATCATAGAGACGCCGGAAACAGATTATATTGTTTCTGGAACGACATTAACACTAAATTATGTTCCATTTTTAAATTCTGAGATCGAAGTTAGATACTTCGGAACGACTCAGGGTGAAACAGGATACAGAGGATCTGAAGGTTTTAGAGGATCGTCTGGAGCAACGGGTTATGACGGTTCTGTAGGTTATACAGGATCAAGAGGTGATACGGGATTCACGGGTTCTATCGGATTCACAGGATCCAAAGGTGATACTGGATTTACCGGATCTATCGGTCCTACCGGTGCGTTCGGCGGCGCAGCTTTTGACTATAAATTTGACGATTCTACAGCAAACACAAACCCCGGTGACGGATTTGTCAGATTCAGCAATACATCGCTGGCATCTGCTACACGCCTATACATTAGCGAAAATGATAAATTCTTTACTTCTACCTTTACGTTCTTAGAGACGATTGATGATTCTACTTCAGCAATCAAAGGCCAGTTCACTATCACGAGCGCTGCCAATACGGACAGTTTCACATTATTCAGCATCATAGGATCTCATACCTATACAACAAACTTCTTTGATGTTCCTATAGCATACATTTCTGGAGCCACATCTTTTACCGATAATGCCAATGTGATATTGACCTTTGCCAGGACAGGTGATATTGGTGACACAGGATTCACGGGGTCTTTAGGATT